CGGCAATATCAGGAACGACTCTTACGGGGCAAGCATCTTCGGGGGATGCAGGTGTATTGGCGAACGAGTATCGAAACTTTCAGATTCGCATTGTCGAAGACCTAACTAACCCAACAGCAGTAGGGCAGCGACGACGCATTACGTCGCACACGGCTGGAGTGTCGCCGGTTTACACTGTCCCAACATGGACCGTTACGCCATCGGCTACAGCGAAGTATATGATCGAAAACAACAATGATATTCTGTTATGGACGTCGACAAGCACGTCGACGTTCCGATATGTAGCGGATGCTTGGGATACTACAACGTACGCGGTAGCGCCAGCGGCAAGATCGACAGGCACGATTGCGTTTCATCCATTCGCAACAGTTCTTAATTCAGAAAAGACGATTCGCCACTCGCATATTTACACGTTTCGGGGCGGGGCGGTCAACAGCCTGGACCTCTTCGATATTGCAGGAGCAACCACCGGGTCTTGGACAGGAGGGGTACCGTACGACAATCAAGGGCCAGTAACTGTTAACACGTCGTCTGGAGTAGCGTATAGTGCAGTTGATAACGATGCAATGATTTGTCCGGTTCAATTATCTGGACAACAGGCAAATATGTACGTTTTTGACGTCGATAAAATGTCTCTACGAGCGTACTCGCCATGCCCACAAATTTCGTCGAGCCCACTAGATGGCAACCGATTAGCAGTCGATACATACGTCGATGGGACGGATAAGAAAGCGATGTTTTACTTCATCCCAACTAATCAGACGTACATGCTTCGAAGCTTATTTTTTAACTAGGGGTAGCCATGTTCATCGCGCCAGCAATACCACCGGCAATACCAACATCGACGATCATTGCATCGAAAGTTGTTAGTAACGCAAACGACTTTCTAGTCGCATGCAAAACGTTCCAGCGAGAACAATTTCGCTTGTTTTGGTACGTCGACGGTCAACTCCGATCCAAGCAAGAGATTAACGAGATTCTTGCTAAGCTCGATTCGGCCAGCCCAGGACAATCCGCCAAATTATTTCAATCGGCCAAAGCGCTTGTCGACCTAATTTTGTCGCTGGAACCTGCCGGACTTGGGGAAGAAGACTGGATGCCTCCCTATGCGTACACGATCGACCAACAGACATGGGGCTTGCGAATAGTGGAGGATACATTTGGTTAAACGACGGTTGAACATAACTAACGCTCAATGGCTTGCAGCGATTGAAAAGGGACTAGGGCAAGACTATTTGGTCGCGGCAGAGCTGAAGATTCATCGCCACACGGTTCAGCGTAAGCGTGAGAAACATGAATGGCTTCAAAAGGCGTTTGACGACTATCGAGCGAACAACGCGCCGAGAGCCGAAGCGACCATCCTGCGCAACCTGGACAACCCCAAGGTAGCTATGTGGTATCTCGATCGTAAAGGCAAGCACCTTGGATACGGTACGAACGTCAAGGTAGAATCGGACAATCGGAACGACATCCAGTACGTGTTCCATTACACCGAGGATGGAAGGAATCCGTACGCTCCGGGAGAGACGCCACCGGAAGAGCCAAAGCAAGAGCCCGACGAAAAACAACCAGGCGAAAGCACGGATGGACACGATGGTTCGAACGGTTGAAATCGGAAAGCCGCAAGACGGACCACAAAAGATTTCGTTTGGCATCAATTGCGATGTTCTGATCTACGGGGGGCAAGCCGGCGGGGGAAAGTCGTGGATGCTTGTCAACAAGCCTTTGAACAGTGTTCATATCAAAGGCTTCTACGGGGCTATCTTCCGACGAACGTTCCCACAATTGAAGGGGCAGGGCGGGGTGTGGGATGAGTGCCAAGAACCATATCGGGCACTTGGGGCACGGATGCGGGAAGGGCAAGAGCTAGACGCCACTTTTCCTAGCGGTGCAAACATCGCATTCCGGCACCTACAACACGAGAAGACAATTTACGACTATCAGGGGCATCAATTCGCCTATCTCGGATTCGATGAATTGACGCACTTTACGGAGACTCAATTTTTCTATCTGCTTGGTCGGAATCGATCGACATGCGGGGTCAAGCCGTACGCTCGAGCAACATGCAACCCGCAACCGGGATGGGTCGCGGACTTCCTTGAATGGTGGATTGATCAGGATACAGGGCTAGGGATTCCGGAGCGATCGGGAATCGTTCGGTACTTTATCCGGAGTGGCGACTCGGACCAGATCATTTGGGGCGACTCCAAAGAGGAATTGATCGAACAGTTTCCAGAGTACTCGCCGGAAGACATCCTATCATGCACGTTCGTGATGGCGACTCTCGAGGATAACAAGATTCTAAACAAAAAGGATCCTGGTTATCGTGGCAAGCTCATGGCGCTAAGCCGAATCGAACGCAATCGGCTACTCGGAGGGAATTGGAAGATTGCCGAAGGGGTCCAGATCGATCAGGAGTGGATCAAGCGATACACGATCAACGATAAGGGGCAATTCTGCTTTGCTTTCCAGAACGCAACATTCGCGGTACCAGCGGTTCAGATGCGACGTATCGCAACCATCGACACGGCTGGAACGTCCAAAGAGAAAGCAGCAAAGGAACGCGGGGCGGAACCATCATGGACCGTATGCGGAATATGGGACTACATTCCTTTCTATGTTGCCGACTGGAATAATAGTCCATTCAAGCTCTTCGAAATGATGTTTCTGCGATACATTTGGAGGGCTCAAGTCGACTGGAACCAACTGAAAAGCGGAATCCAAGAGACGCTTGACGTATGGTCGCCAGCAAAGACCTACATTGAAAACGCTCACCATGGTCAACCCCTCAAGGCTGAATTGAAGGGGCATCCAAGCGAGCTAATTGGGCCAGTGTTGCCAGGAATGGCCGATGGTACCGAAGGGGCGAAGCTCGAGAGAGCTATCGCTAGCGGCATGTTGCAGCGATTTGAGCACGGCAAAATCTTTATACCGATGCAAGCGGTAAATATGGTTGTGCCTGATCGAATCGCAAGCGACGAAGGAAACCAAGCACACTGTTTGAACAAGGATCCGCTTTGGCTTCGCAATTTCCTGCGAGAAACAAGTATGTGGACCGGAAAGCCGAATGAAGTAGCAGATCAGATCGACATGATTTCGTATGCGGTATACGTGGCTAAGCGATCAAGTGGTTCGTGGGGTGGAGTTATCAAAAAATGACAGCAGGGAAGTCACAAACAGGCGATTTAGACGGGATCAAAACGCACGACGAAGATCCGTTTCTAAACATATCAACCGTCGGTCGCGCACTCGGGAAGCATCGAAGCACTATCCGCGATTGGATCGATTCTGGGATTTTGAAAGCCGAGCGAGTCGGCAAGCTGGACAAAGTTCGCAAGAGTACCCTTATCCGGCTTCTCGAGGGATCGGCATTGGGGGAGGATTTGGAAATTCTCGAGCGAGTAGACGGGCTCGAGGGAGACGACGATAATCGTGGACCGGAGCGAGACCAACCAACTAACACCGAAACGGAAGACAGTTAAGCATTATGGCAACACGACGATGGCTAGGGACAGCGGTACCAGTTCGACAACGGACCACGATTACAGTCGGAGGAACGATCGTAGCGGCGGACGTTTTTACCGTCGTTTGTGGATTCTCAAACGTGTCCATTATCGCGGCGGATACTGTTGCTGCGAACGTAGCGGCACAACTGCTAGCAGCATTGCAAGCGGGGTCGCAAGAGTTTAAGGACGCTACCTGGACAATCGCCGGGGCGGTCATAACTGGGACAGGCTTTCCCGGTGTTCCGTTTGTTGTGACGTCTAGCGCCACAGGAAGCGGAACGTCGACGTGTGTTACGGCGACCCCGACAGCAGCATCAGGACCAAACTATGCGGACGTAGCTGCTAACTGGAGTGGTGGGGCATTGCCGGCAGTTACCGACACTGTTTACATCGAAGCGAATACACCCCCAATTCTTTACGGGCTCACGTCGATAACGGGATTGTTTGCTAGAACGGTTGTCGAATCAGGAGCGCCACAGATAGGGCTACCAGCGATCAGCAGTCGAGGCTATCGCGAATATCGGCAACAATGGTGGTCGATCAATACGACTTTGCTCGAGGTCGGGAACGCCGGTACCGAAGTTAGCGGGGCGATTGTCAAGATCGATCTAAAATCAACAGCAACGACAACCATCGTTCGATCAACAGGGCAGGGGACCACAACGGAACCACCATTGCAACTTATTGGCGGGGCTTCAGCAACGGCAACGATCGAGACCGGGACCGTGGCTATCGCAGACAGCGCAGTCGATGCAGCGGCATACACAACGATTACGGTCGGAGCTGGAGCGAACGTAAAGCTTGGTGCAACGTGCACGCACACGACGATCAACACGTATGGTGTTCTTCTGATTGAGAACACGGTAACGAATTTGAACGTCAAGGGAGGGCGAACAAGCTCTTCGGGTACGGTGACGAATCTGGACGTGTCGGGATCCGGCATTTTCAATTGGGCTTCGAACAATACGATTGTTGCGGCATTGGTGGGACCGGGAACGCTTCAGTCGGGAGACAGTCGCGCCAAGACCGTCACAACGTTGACTCTTCGCGCCAGGGCTCAATTGATCGATTCCCAAGGAGTTATCACGGTAACGACCATGCTAAAATCCGGTGTTCAAAGTATCTCAACGAACTAAAGCCGAGCGTATCTACCAAAACGCCGGTTCAAAAACGCTAGAAACGCGGGAAACGCGAGTTTCGCGGGAAACGCGGGAAACGCGGGTTTTGTCGGGTAAACCGCGATTGTTCATTTTGGATTGTTTGGGTCCATGCCTTTTAATGAGGGCATGGCAAAACAATTTCGCAAAACAATGCTTCGTGTCGGTGTATACGAGTCTCTCGACGGGACCATCGTTGTTACTCCGAAACGTCTAAAGCATTGGGCGAACGAAGTAAGGCGAATCCAAAACGCGGGTTATACGATCCCTGTCCACTGGGACCATCCAGACCTAGCCGATATGTCAGCGCCAAAACGCATGAGCACGTCGAAAGGGGTTAGTCGATCGTCGCAAGATACGTGTGGCAATCTCAAAAACTTTCGCGTTACCGCAGACGGGAAAGCCGCAGAGCTAACTATCGAAGCAACAACCCCATCGGCTATCGAGAAACTGGAAACCAATACGGTTTTTGTATCGCCGGTGTTGTTCGATTCTTGGAAGGATTCCAAGAGCAACACGTATCGCGACTTGATCGGCTCATGCGACTTGGTCGACTATCCGGTCGATCACTCCCAAGGGCCGTTTGTCCCAGTTTTGCAAGCCATGTCGTGCATCCGTATGTCCAATTCTCCAACACGATATCGAATGGGTCCAACCATGGCAAAGCCTGGAATGACGGAAGAGGATGAAGTTGATTATGAGGATACAACCGAATCAGGCGATGACGGTGGCATGGGATCCAGTGTTGACATGGAACCCGGTACCACAGCAGCGGATGATACCACCGAACCAAAACCAACCGAGGCACCAACTACCGGAACAAGTGTTGCCGACGTGGTTGCTTTGCTTGCTCAAATTTATGTTGTTCTCCCTGACGATACCACTACCGTCAATTTCCTAGAGCGATTGCGACCGGCTCTTATGACAGCGGTCGCGGCAAACGCTCAACCAGCGCCAGACGAACCAGCAACCGAGCTACCACCGGAGCAGATGCAACAGCCACAATTGGCCGAGCAACCACAGATTGCGACGATGAGCTTGGCGAATCGAATCAAGAAGCTTGAGGGGGAAAAGATCGAATCTGCCAGAGCAGCGTTACGACGACGCGCCAAGGCACTACTCGATTCCGGTCGATGCTCTCCCCATGAGTTCAAAACCATCGTTTCCAAGGTCAGTGTTCAGAAAATGTCGCTAACGGCAAAAGACACTGTTTCAGCCGGTGAAGCGGCGGTTTGGATCCGGGCTAAGGAAGCGAATCCAGCGGGGTCCGTTTGGACACCGAGCGAACGTGTGCAACGCATGAGCGTTAAGCCCGTAGCTGCTCCTACATCGTGGGACGCGAAAGCAACGATGACTCAAAGCCAAGAAGACGAAGCGGTAAACGCTTTGCTGAAACGTAAGTAGACCTACCAAGCAACCATATCAATTAAAGCGAGACCATTATGAACGTCGGACACTTCGGAACACCAGGGGTAGGCGCAGCAGACTTCTCAGTCGATTTCGAAATCATTTGGGGCGGAGACGAAAGCAAGCTCGAGATTCTTCGCGATGGACCGCAATTCGATTCGGCAATGGTCGATGCTGCGAACACCCCGACTAGCGTTATCCGCAAGGGTATGCTTTTGGGTCAGGTGACAGCGACGTCGAAGGTCAAACAATGGGATCCGGCAGCGACCGACGGTACCCAAACTCTTGTCGGAGTACTTGGAGTCGAATTGCACATGGTCGATGGCTTCTTTGTTGCAGTCGATCGACGCGGGCCGATGATTGTGCGAGCCCCACTAAAGGCCAAGTTCCTGAAAATCGCCGGAGCTGCTTTGGTCGGTAACGCAAACGAGTACTTGGCAAGAAACGCTCTTGCAATGCTTGGTTGTTTGTTGGATGACGACAAGACAAACAGCTTGTCGGGCATTTATCAACGTCAGTCGACCAAGATCACTAACTATACAGTTGTTGCAGCGGACAATAACACACGCTTTACCGCGACCACAGCGGATGCGACGTTCACTTTGCCAACAATCCGAGCCGGTTTGAAGTTCGAGTTTCTGCGAGCTTCTGACCATAACTTGGTTATCACCAGCGCAGCGGGTGACGACATCATCGTCGGAAACGATTTGACAGCGGATTCGATTACCTACTCCACAGCGGGTAACAAGATCGGCGCTCGTGTAACGGTCGAAGCAATTTATGTCGGGGCCGCTTTGCGATGGTTGGCAACAATCAACGTAGCTCCATTCTCAACGGGTACCTTGCTTACTCAAACGTTGGCAACTTAGTCGTAGTTCGTTCTGTACTTCACCATTTCATAAAGAGGGAAAAACATGGCTTCACTACAGAGCCTACTATCACCACAGGTGCTAACGCGAGTTGTATCGCAAGTCGCACAAAGTTCCGATTGGCTTGCTACCTTGTTTGGGGTGCAAGTAGGTGGTCCAAACGTGCTCAATTATGGGCATGGTCGCGAGGGTGCTTACCATATTTACAACAACGTCCGAAAGGTCGGTAAAGGTAGAGCGCCAGGGACAGCGGCGGGGCGACGTGCTCCCAACCCGATGGGCAAAGTAATGTTCACATATCCACGGATGCACGAACAAACTTCCCTATCGGCGGAAGTACTCCACAACCTTGGAAAGATCGAGGATCCAGCGGTTCGGGATCGAGCCGGGGCGGATATGATCAGTCGCCAAACAAAGACCATGGGGCAGATTGCTGCTAACTGGCGCAAGGCAATGCTTATCGGTATGCTTCGCGATTCGCTTTGGACTGTAATTGATGGTGACGATGAGTACTTCACACTCAGCGATCCAGGATCGGGCAACCGTCAACGCATTAACTTCCAGATGCCAGCGGCGAACAAGACCCAACTGAACATGCTTGGGGCAGGTAACATCATTACAGGCACTTGGGCAAGTGATGCAACGGACATTCCTTTGCAACTTGGAAACATCAACGCAGCTTTCCAACAACTAAACGGTGGTCACTTAGCAGCGATTATCACCAATTGGGCAGTTTTCAACAACGTTATCCAGAACGCTTTCGTTCAGGCTCTCCACGGTACATCTTCGCCACCATTCCAACAGATCACTCGAGAAGTCGATGGAGATGTCGGGAACACAATGAAGAACGTTTACCGAGCTACACTTACCTTTATGCCAGACGTCGTGTGGTACATCACCGACGAAGGTTTGGACATGGGGCTTGAAGGTGCGGAGACGTACAACAAGATTGTGGCAGCTAACCAAGCTACGTTCGTGGGCTTCGAACCAGGAGACGACGTTGTTGGATGCTACGAAGGTAGCGAACCAATCGCGGAATACGATGGTGCACCTATCAACGTCAAGGTTGGTATGTCGGCATGGTCGGTCGCTCGAGCAAACCCAACGGCAACAGACTTGTTCTCGCTGGACAACGCTTTGATCGTCAACCACGTTCCTACGAGTATCGCCACCGGTACCGTTGTGTTCTAAACGATTGTCCACAGCGGCAAAAAATCCTAAGTAGGCAAGCCGCAACGCTTGCCTATTTCCTTTTGGGGGTATCATGGCAGTCGTCCTAACCACTTACGAAAAGATCCGGCGATTCCTTGCAACCCAGGGCATGCAATCCTTTGTTGATGAAGAGGAAGAGACGGTAAACGATGAGATAGCGCTTACCACAGCGGAAATAGCGGGTCGAGTTTCGTCCAAGTACGACATCGATTCGCTAATGCAATCTCCGATGGTCGATTCCATGGCGAAAATCATCACGGCGCGGAATCTTTGCACCAATCGCGGCAATCCTATTCCGGAGTCGATCGAGCTTCGGTACCAAGAGATTGTTGGGGCAGGTGGAAAGCTTGACATGATTGCCATGGGCAAGCTTAAACTCTTGGACGAAAACGGGATTCCGTTACGCGGTCGACTTGGCTTCGCTCCTGGAATGAAGAATCTACGAGTCGATCGAAGCTACGTTAATGAGACCGTACGAGTTGTTACGTCCATTTCGACAAAGAACGACAGTACCCCACTCGAGCAAGACACGGCGACAAGATCACTTGGGGGCTTCGATGGTTGATCAGGTCACGATCAGACGCGGCGGGAAGTCTTACGCCAAGCATCTTGTTCGCTTGTATGTTCGTTCATTGACAGGTCGAACAGCGGACTTGGGCGGACATGCAAAGGGAGTGTTTTATGCGGTTGGGATTACGGCTCTTACCGATATCCAGGATGCCTATTTAATCAAGGCACGGGGCGGGACCGACGCATGCGGTATCAAGTGGCCTCCTTTGTCAAAAGCGTACTTGGCTTATCAACGTCGATTTGGACCAGGGGAGCAAGCCGCACTTAAACGCGCTGCAGGTCTCAAGCCGCATCACTATCATGGAGTCCAAGGCAATGGCGGACTACTCTCCAAGGCGCAGCAAAAGCGATGGTACCAACTGTACGGGGGGAATCTTGCTTGGTTATCGGCTCGAGTCGAAGAATCAAAAGCAAAGAACATCGCAGCGGCGATGGCATGGACCAAGATCAAGGAAGAGGGCGCTAAGACAAAGCTTGAAGTGTTCGGAAGCCGCATCGTTGATATCCTCATGGATACAGATACGCTCTACAATTCTTTGAGCCCAGGCTACCTATCGGGTACCGTCTACACTCCCAAAGCGGAAGCGGAAGACAACCAAGTCTTCACAGCATTGTCCGATGGCATCATTATCGGAACCAATCTGATCTACGCACGTACGCACAACCAGGGCGATCCAAAACGAGGGATCCCAAAGCGGGAATTTTTACCCTCAGATCCTCCAATGGAATGGCTCAATCGATGGGCAAAAGTCGCGATTGAGGCAATTGCCGAAGGGCTAGCCAACTCGATACAGGAGGCTCGACAATGATTGCAGGAGAGACCTACCTTTTGGAAGCGGTACGCGAAGTACTTCGGATCAAGCTTGCATTGCCAGAAACCGCATGCGATTGCGAGTACGATGAGCAGATTCCAGCAATCGCGAACGATATGTATTATGCGATCATTAACAACGGCATCGAACCGGGACGAACGAACGGAACAGCCGGGGGTGTTTGTGACGTAGTTCATTCGGTTCAGGTGCTTGTTTTGAACCGCAAGCTTGAAGCGAGAGACAAGCGGCGAAACCTTTTCATGCAAAGGTTAGTCGGGCTCAATGCTGCTTTGGATAACGTCTTCCTTGCGATCCATCGGCAAGTAGAAATCACGACTCTTGCAAACGCGCTAATGTTTGAAGACGATCCAGCAGCGGCACCATTTCAAAATACGTTGTTCTACGCGAACGTGGATCGACGTCCGAAGATGGTCAACAGTCAGACCTACGGGGGCAAAGCTGTCGGGGGACCAGGAACGACCGACGGTATCGCTATGGCTCGATCGATTTATTTTACCGGGATCCGTCGCATGCAAACGGTTGTTCAGGTCCACACAGGGTACAAGGTAACATAATGCGGCACAGAAGCGTTACGCTAAAACCATTGTTCAAGTCGACGCTTTCCCCCGAAGCGGAAGCGGTCGCTATGGCAATCGCCAAGATCAAGCCATTGCCAATGAAGCAAACGTCGGCGGGGATAGTGATTCCAAACGAGCGAAGTATCAAGCAACGCAATTTCGCGTTTTGCCGAAATCCGGAGTGCGCGGAAGAGGGTTGCGAGTTTCGTTTCGAAGTCGAGCACACGTTAAACCCATGCCCTAAGTGTGGAGCTGATCGAGCCCCATTTGTCGGCATGCTTGCGAAAATTCATTTGCTTGTTCGGGATAGAAAGGGTCCATTGGTTTGTGCCGGTGGTTTGCGTTACCGAATGGCATGCGATACCGAATACAAGCGGGGATCGATTTCGACGACGGAAAACCATGAATTGGGGTCCGGCGCTCGAGAAGTCTGCAATTGTGTCGACTGCTTGGTTCAAGCGGACAAAATCAATGTTGGGGAGTATACTGGGTCGCGATTCATGGTTGAAGGAAAGTAGGGTACCAAAATGAGTTATGTAGCCGGCGCGTATTTGATTGGTTTCAACGCCAAAGTTTGCGGACAAACACAGGAAGGCATCGCGTTTGAAAACACGATGTTTTTCCGTCCAATTCAGGGCAATTGGGGGGGACAAGCAACCCAGGATATGATTTTTCTCGGGAACGACTGGACGTCGATGGTTACGTTCTTGGAAGCCGATGCAGCGGCAATGGTGGACATCATCAAGCCGTTTAACGGAGCTGCGACCGATCTAAACATGGGGCAACCCGGCATCATTGCTTCGCAGCATGGTGTAGCGAAGTCGATGGTTTTGACGTCGCTACTCACAGCGGCGGTTATCAACGCATCGGGGACCAGTGGACAGACAGCAGTATTGCCACTTACCCGAACGCTACTAAAAACGATTCGCGATGGGAATTATCCGATCCGAGAATTGTTCGACGTCGGGCTTCGCGATATTCCGGTTCGATTCCGTCACTTGCCATCGGCACGAACGCAAGCGACTGGAATCGGCGGGGGAGTGGTCGCCACCGAGACATGATTAAGATTGACAACGGACAACGCACGATCGAAATATCGGCTAATGGTGAGATTCGCCATTGGTCCTACGATGTTTTGCTGATCAAGCTCTTGGCGGAAAAGCTCGAAGGGGAGCATGCCATGCGTACGAAAGTGGAAAACAAAGAAGTATTGTTGCCACCGACAGACGGATTCCTAGCGGGCTTCGCGGTCGCTCTGCAGGAACGCGGTTTCGAGGGGTGCACAATCGACGCGGCGTTTCGGGTTTATAACATCGTCAACGCTCAATTCCGTGCTATGTACGGAAAGCTTGCGGAACAAATTGCGGAAGAGATAGCACAGAAACCACCTTCCCTAATTGCGAGATTGCTTCGAAAAATCACGGGGGCTTAAATGTCGGCAGAATTAACGATCAAGCTAGTCGATGCTACTCCCGACGAACAAGCCGCACAGGACAGACCAAGGCAAACGCCGGAAGAGACCGAAGCGAAACGCCGGGAGTCTCCGAACTACGTCGAAGCGCCACCGGTTCAAACGGCTGATAATCGTCTTCCAGGTTATCCTACGCTTCCACCGAAAAGCGGTGTTGAGCCCCCCCCGATCCAACCTACAAAGGAAAAGGTCGAGGAAGTTCAACCAAAGGGGCAGGAATCGAAGAAAGAGCCAAAGCGAGACGACTCGAGCAAAGTCCCATCGGCTGATCAGTCGCAGGAACCGAAGCAAGCATCGGTATCTATCTCCGACGTGCTCGATCAACTGCAACGCAAGCTCGACAAGTCGATGCCAGGGCGACAGGCGAACAAAGTCATCGGTCGAGCCCGTGGAGTGGCTAGACGTGTCGCGAAGCAAGCGAAAGCATCGTTCGATCGATTCCAGCGGAGTGAGATAGGCAGAAAGGTAATGCCTACGCTTTCCAAAGTCGGGAAAGCGATTAAGGCAAGTAAAGCCGGTCAAGCAGTTGCCAAAGCAGGCTCGAGCATGCTTGGGGCAGCGGGGCGAGCTTTGGGGATGACAGGAGCAAGAGTTGCAGCGACAGCAGCAACGGGGGCAGCGACCGCAGGAACAGCAGCAACAGGGGCAGCAGCAACAGCGGCGGGAACGGCAGCAGCGGGGGCAGGTGTAGCAGCGGTCGCATCTAATCCGGTAACTGCGACCGTCGGCGCGGTGGTTGTGGCTCTTGCGGCTCTTCCAGTTGCGGTAGCAGCAGCAGCGTACGGTATCAAGCGATTCGGAGACCTGATTGTATCTCTTGGCGATAACGTAGCTGACAAGTCAGCGGCAATGTCAGCAGCGAGGGGACGACAGGAAATCTCCACAGAATTGAACATGATGAAGCGAGCGCAGCAAATTGGACCGGAAATGTCGAAGCTCATCGACGCACAAACACGATTCAACGACGTGACGGAAGAGATTTGGACTAGCGTACTAACTTGGATTGTAAAGATTGCTCCCTACGTGGAAGCCGCATCGGATGGAGTAACGGCATTGTTACGCGGGGTCGATGTTCTCGAGAAAACCGGAGCGTTAATTGCAGCGACGATCACGCAAGGGTTAGCAGACGACGCAATCGCGGCAACAAACTTGGGTAACGCGATGGGCAAATTCCAAAATGCGGTCGGTGACGTGTTCAAGACAAGCATCAACGATCCCGACCCACCGGACCCTTTTTTGATGGACTTGCTAAAGGCTAAAATATGACGCTGAGCATTATCAAGTACAACAATTACACGTTCAACGATAAGTCGAGGTTTCATTTCGACGAAACGTACGTCTATGATGAATCCGGAAGGGTTATCAAAGGTACGTTGTTTCGTTTGCGTGTCGAGACCATTATTTGCAATGAAGACGTTAGCCCAGGTCAGACCGATTATTCGTCATCGGATTTCAGTTGTGGCAACACAATGCACGCGGCACGGCAAAAGCTATCGCAACCTGGAGAGAATTTAGTTATCGACCATGAAGGATTTGGACCGCGACTAGATATCAATTTTAGGTACCCAGTGATTCGGGATACAGAGTGGGGACCACGTCCAAAGATGCTTAGTTGGGAACCAATTGGTCACACGGCATCGGTTGAGGTTGTTTGGGAGTGTGAATTTACAATCCCAATATGCAACGGTGAAACCAATTCTCCGAGCTTCCAAGGGCTTTCGGCACTTAGCTACGGAATTAGCTACTCTTTCGACAAACGTGGATTCACGACACGACGAATTAGCGGTCGAGTTGAAATTGCCATGTCGGGAACCGTCAATGGTAAGCTATGGGATACGGTCGACTCATATCGCGACAAAATCATCGTGAACAAGCCGAAGAACTTCCAACGGGAGGTTACTTGGGATGTTTCATCCGATAAGCGTACAGCAAATTTTACGATTGTAGACTCAGAGCATCAGAGCCCTAATGCTTGGCCTCCTGGAGTGGTCGAAATCGACGCACAACATCGGGTTTCATGGTCACGATCTTCGATAGCTCGAATCAATTGCATGATCAGCGCAACAATCGAAATGGCACCTGATCAATTTAAGGCTCGAGCGTGGCTTATTTTTCGTGATATCGTGCTTACTCGACTCCAGTATGCAGCGGCAACGTACCAAGCTACCAGCAACTACGACTTGGGACCACCAGTCGCTTTTATCAACTCGATCGAGATTGTCGAGAATATCTATAAGAACAGCGTAAGCTTCCAACTACAGTACTACTTTTTGAACCAAGCAAACCTCGATCGGATATTCCTTTTGACGGGCTTGTTTCAACCGACATCTTTTCTCAATGGTCCGTCGCCATCGTGGGATACGTGGGACAATTCGATAAAGCATCTACAACCGTTTCAGGGTACCGGGAAAGATGGGGGCGTTTCCAATCTTCGATTCGATCCTTCCAGCGAAGCGCCGATAAACCTTTGCAATCAGCTTCCAGCGAGTGCCCAACAGTTCACTACTCGCACGGTTCAGCCTGCGATCATTTACGCTGGTACTGGCACAACGTTCGTTAATGAGACACCCCCACCGAGAACTAGCTACATCGTTTTTTCCGCAAAGGTTTCTTACAAGAACAAGAACAAAGTTCGGGTTTCATTGCAGGTTGGAAAGCAAGACGTTAATCGTCAAAACTTCGATCCAGCTCTACCAGAAATCAACGGTACAACCGTCGGGGCTTCGAACGGGAAGATAAAGCGGTTCGTCGAGAACAACGCCGGGGACCATCTAATCACGTACATGGGCTACGCTGAGCGAGTTGGGTATCCGGTACCAGAGCCGGGAATAATGAAAATCGGTGACGTCGATTTGCGACCGCATGGCGACTTGGAGTTTCGGCAAGTCTTTTTGGGTATGTTCTTCGGGCAACCAAAGTACGCGGCATCCTGGAAACAAGACTATTGGATTGATAAAGTACCAGACAACTTGGGCCAGAAGTTCCCGAACGCGGCGGATGATGGGCTCAATGACGCATTTGCTCAAAACCCCCCACCAAAGTAAGCCATGAAATTCCGATTAGACGGGGGAGTCATCGACGCGGATTTATCGGAGCTACAGAGGCTTTTGAGTTCCGTTACGCCATTATCTCGAGCCGTATTGGGTACCATTGTTTCGGATAAGTCGTTTCTCGAGGGAGTCGCCAAAGCATTGCAGGAAAAATACCTTCCTGAAACGCGGGTAACGTCGTCAGAAGCTTGGCAAATTTGGAAAGCGGTCGATGATGCTGCTACTGCCTACCAAGCACAGACGCGGGATTATGCAGAATTGGCGTTTTGGTTTCATATCAATCCGTACGAAGTATCGGAACGACAGCGAGTCGGACTACTAGCCAATTTGGGCATGCTCAAGGCACAGGATAGAATCAATCGCGGTGACTACGACGCATTGGATCCAAAACAGGTTTATCAACTCTTCATGCTTGCGTATGAGGACAAAGAGCTTGCACAACGTAGGGCGACGGAATCCGCAAAACTAGCAATCGAACGGGAAGCGAAGAGGCAACGACAATGAACGTTTTCGGACAAGCAATCGATAAGACATTACGAGCAATCGGCATTCGTAAGACACCGAGCCTACCAACGAAGGAAAATCCGAAACCCAAAGCAGCTACGTCAAGCTATTCGGGGCTAAAGTTTTTCCAACAGACTCGAGACCTGCCCCTATTTACGTTTGACGTCATTCGTCAAATGCTCCAGGATCCGGAGATTCGTTTAGGGCTTGCCATGCGAGCCGCACCAATCGCAGCGGTTGAGTTTGCCTATATCGAAGGGACCGATACGGAGGGTAAGCCGAAATGGATTCCAGGGGTCGAAGCAAAGGATCCTATTGTTGCCGAGTGGGTATTGCGACAACTGCAAAACATCTGGAAAAGCTCTCTACCGGGAATCGTCAACTCGCAGAAATGGGGTTGGTCCGGTGGTGAAGTCACGATCATGCTGGACGAAGATACAGGGCTTCTCGAGATTAACGAGTTGCTAGCGCGTCACTCGAGGGATTGCCGATTGCTCGAGCTTCCTTGCGGTACACCATGGGGAGTTCAGATTGACAACGTAAAGGACGGGGCGTCTAAGGTTGATCTACAGTACCCGTACTGCTTCTTTATCAACTTTCGTCCGGAGGATGGCGAAAAGTATTCAGCCTCGATTCTACTCGGAGCGTATTCGCCCTGGGCCGATCAGTGGCTAAACGGTGGAGCGCTGGACGTTCGCCGGTTGTTCATGCACAAAGATGCCTACGGTGGAATGTCGATCGGGTACCCGACGGAAGACTACAACGTTGAGGGGCAGGAAAAACCAGTTTCGGCCAAGTTCATTGCAGACCAGATTGTTGAACAAGCTCAAGCCGGCAATGTGATAACGTACCCAAGCGGAAACGATGAGACAGGAAAGCCGAAGTGGGTTATTGAACGGGCTCAAGTATCTGCCAACCCTCAACATATCCTCGAGTACCCTAAAGACTTGGACGCGGAAAAGCGGCACGGGCTCGAGATTCCCGACGGAGCGATCAGTAACGACGGTAGTGGAGCTTGGGAAGGTAAATCCCTACCGATGGCAGCATTCTACGCGGGGCTCGATACGTGGGTGACTCAGATCCTTTGCGACTTATACAAAACGCTTCTGCCATTGGCTCAACTCAACTTTGGCGAAAACGTGTCCTTCAAACTGCGACATAAGCCGTTAGCGCTGCAGATGCTCCAACAGCAAGGGGCGAAGCAATCCAACGGCATGCAGGACAGTCAAGGCGGGGATCCGTATGGTGGCATGGGTGGAGACATGGGCGGGGGCGGGGGTGGTATGGGTGGACCGCCAAGTATGCAGCAAATGGCGAATAGCCCACACGCAGTTATTGCAGCGGCACGCAAGGCGCTTGGTTACAACATCCATCGCTTAGGAAACGGACCTAGACACGCCCCAAAGGGATACACGAAGGATAGTCCCCTCGTTATCAACGGGCATGAGTACGTCGGAGGAAACTTTATTCCGAACGATCAGATCGACCATGCCAGCGACGAACAATTGAAGGAGATTGCATCGGGCTCTCGATCGAGTACTCCAGTCGAGGCGAAAGTATCAAAACCAAACAGGTCGATCGAGCCTTTTGAGAATCTAAACGTCGGTCTTCGCGATAAGCATTCGAATATGCTTCAAACGAATCGCACCATCAAATTCAAGGATGGTCATTCGATCAAAGTACAGTACGACACGCACGGCAAGAATAGCGGGTATCGGGTTACGCATAAATCCGCCGATGGTAAGACGGACTATCCTGAGCGATTCAGTACCATAAAAGAGGCATCGGACTTTGGCGCGGAGCAACTGCAACGCAAACGAGCGACGGTGAAATCTCCTAGCATGCAATCCCGACAACTTCCCGACACGAATGTCGGAATTGAAAAACAAGCTCCAAAATACAAGCCAAAGCGGTCTCTCACCGAGGGCAACTACCGTTACAAGAGCAAGGACTTTTTCTCGAGTGGGGTAAAAGCCAAGTTCAAGGACAACATCGCAGCATTGCAGACCCTACGCGAAATTAAGCTCGAGGGACGTTCGGCAACGCCACAAGAGCAAGAGACCATATCCAAGTGGGTAGGTTGGGGACAAATGCCGGGATTGTTCGATTACACACTTCCGGACGGTACGAAATCCGTCGAAACGGAAGCCAACTATAAGAAGTGGAGCAAGGAGAGGCAAACGCTGAAGGACTTGCTAGGGCTCGAGGGGTACGCCGACGCTCGAGCTTCCACCATCAATGGACACTACACGCATCCGAGCGTAGTGGAAGCTCATTGGAAGATGGCGGAAAAGCTTGGTTTCAAAGGTGGGCGATTCCTAGAACCAGCGGTAGGGTCAGGGTACTACCTTGGATTCATGCCAGAGCACTTGGCCGAAAAGACACACGTCACAGCGGTCGAAATGGATTCTGGATCCGGAGCAATTACGCAAGTTCTTTATCCTAGTGCCGACGTCCATATCAAGCCGTTCCAAGAGTTCAAGTCGCCTGATAACTACTTCGATTTGACAGCGACGAACGTGCCTTTCGACGCGAACCAAAAGATTTACTATCCCAAGCATAAGATCAGTGCGCAGTTGCATGATTATTACTTCCTGCGAGCTATGGACACGACGAAGCCAGGGGGCTTGATCATGCAACTAACGTCGACCGGTACCATGGATAAGATTTCCGACGACGTTCGAAATCTGCTTGATGAGAATACCGAGTTTGTTTCCGCGATTCGTTTTCCATCGGATGCACACAGCGAGAACGCCGGTACCGAAGTCGTTACCGATATGCTGATCATGCGAAAGAAGAATCCAGCGATACCACCAGTAACGGACGAAACTCCACCGGAGGCAATGCCAAAGCAACCGTACGAAATGAACATGACGAACGAAGAAATCGAACGTCAACGCAACGGGGAAAGTGTCGAGACTCGCTATTCTCCAGGTTTCACGGGCATAACAACCGATAGCCTTGGACGACTTTACCACTGGAAAGATGGTAAGCGAATTGCGGCACCTTCCTGGAACAACACAGAGCTTGTACCAGATCCGGAGGGCGGGAAAGACATACGGATCAATAAGTACTTTGCCGACAATCCTGATCAGATTTTGGGGACTTTGAACCGAAGCGGAACAATGTACACGGGGGGCATGAAGAATGTCGAGCGTAACGAGTCGTACGACGACATGCTTCAAGCAGCAATCGATCGACTTCCATCCGACATCGTCCAAACGCAAGTAACGAAATCGGAAGAATCAGCGGTCATCACCGATGAGCTACTCCATGAGGGGCAACTTGTATCTCGAGACGGCAAGATTATGCAGTACTCAAACGGTGCTTTGAAACCGTTTTCCGTACCTGAGAAGAATGTCGATCGAGTTACGTCGATGATTGCTTTGAAGGACAAAGCACGGGAAGTACTCCAGGCTCAGAGACGCGGGGAGGAACCAGACCGCACGGAGCTCAATAAGCTCTATGACGATTTCTACACGAAGTACGGACCATTGCACAAAACCGACAACCGAAAGGCAATGAAGGGGGATCCGGACGCAACATTCTTGCTATCTCTCGAGAAGTACAACTCGAGTGACAATACTGCGATCAAGGCGGATATGTTCAGCAAGAACACGCAAGTGCGCGGAGAGCGAGCTACGAAAGCAGACGGACCAGCGGAAGGGCTTGCAATCTCGCTCCATGAGACCGGACGATTGTCTCTCTCGAGAATCGCAACGTTGACGGGGCAAACGGAAGAGGAAGTAGGCAACGATCTACGAGAGAAAGGACTAGCATTCCAGGATCCAAACGGCACTTGGATGCCAGCATCTATGTACCTTTCGGGGAATACCAAACGTAAGCTTGCGGAAGCAAGGCATGCGGCAATTCTCGATCCGACATTCGAAGCGAACGTTAGAGCGCTCGAGCAAAACCAACCAGAAACAATTGCATCGGACGAAATCGGCGTGACGATGAGTTCCCCTTGGGTGCCAGTCGATCGACTCCAGGAGTTTGCGGCGCACGTTCTTGGAGCAGAGCTTGAAGACTTTCAAATGTCGCGGGACGGTGGCAGTTTCTCCATGCGTATCCTTAACGACCACGTTGAATACGCTCAGTCGACTAGAGCCGTATGGGGCGACTTTGAACGGGTTATGAACGCGGCGGTCAACGGCAAGCCCGTTTTGGTACGCGACAGCGATGGAGCGATCGACAAAGACGCAACCGACGGGTATGCCGAGAAAATTGCGACACTCCAAGAGCAATTCCGGGAGTGGGCTTTCGACTCGGATCCGGAGCGAACCGAGGCAATGGCAGCGATCTACAACGAGACGCAAAACACGCACGTCGATACCAAGTACGATGGCAGTCACCAAACATTCCCAGGCATGGTAGACACGTTCAAGCTTCGAAAGATTCAACAGGATGCTGCTTGGCGAATTGTCCAGACCGGTCGCGGATTGCTTGCACACGAAGTAGGTACCGGCAAGACGTCGACCATGGTTGCATCGGCAATGGAGCTGAGACGCATGGGGCTTTCCAAAAAGCCAGCGTTTGCGGTAAAGAACGCGAACATCGAACAATTTGCGGAAGAGGCTCAGCAACTCTATCCCGATGCGAGAATCCTTTCGCTAGGAAAGAATTTCACGGCAGAGAACCGCCAAGAAATGTTGAACCGCATTGCAACAGGCGACTATGACATGGTCATTATGACGCATGAAAATATCGCCAAGATGCAGATGAAGCCCGACACGATCAAGCGAGTCATCGGGGAGGAAATCCAAGAACTAGAAGCAGCGTTAGTAATGGCTCAGAAGAAGCAAGCCGACATGGACGCGCTAACCGATTTGGAAGATGAGGGTAAGTACAAAAAGACCACCAAGAAAGAGCGAGAACGCAAAAGCAAAGCATTGCAGAACAATATCAAGAAGATCGAGAGCCGCAAAAAGGGGATCCAAGGCTATCTCGACAAAGTACTCCGATCGGAAGACAAAGATGCGATCTACTTCGAGGATACTGGCATCGATCAATTGTTCGTTGATGAGGCACACAAGTTCAAGGGATTGCCGATCACTACCAAGCACGACAAGGTCGGAAACATTCCCAAGCTTGCTTCGGCTAGTGCTCGAGCCCTGGACATGCTTGCACGGTGTCGCTACTTACAGGAGCAAAACGACGGTCGGGGAGTTGTGTTCGCGACGGGAACACCGATTACCAACAGCATGGCGGAATTGTACGTTATGCAGAAGTTCATCCAATCGGACGTGCTTCGCGAACGCGGTGTATCGCGGTTTGACGATTGGGCGGATACCTACGGCGAAATCACAAACGATTTTGAGTTCAAGCTGAAGGGGGAAGCGGTCGCAACACAACGGTTCAAGCGGTTTATGAACCTTCCAGAGCTTCGCAACATGGCATCGGAAATGATGGACATTAAGCGAGCTGTCGACATCCCGAATTTGGTTCGTCCGGACAAGCATGAACACGCAATCGCGGTAGCTCGATCGAGTGATATGGATTCCGTGATGGAAGAGATAAAGGAACGGGCATTGGCATGCCGGGGCGGAAGGTCGGAAAGGTTAGTTCGCAGCGCTGCGGGTGAAATGATTCACGATAGCCCGTTGATTATCAACACCGATGCGAGAGCAGCATCGATCGATTTACGGCTCTACGATGCGAGTCTTCCGGACCATCCAGATTCCAAGGCGAATACAGCGATCAAGAATATCCTTGACGTCTACCACAAGAGCAAGGACAACGTTCAAGCTGTCTTTTCCGATACGGGTATCCACGACACGAACAAGACAAATTTTTCGTTGTTCAAGGATATGAAAGACAAGCTAGTTGCGGCTGGAATACCACCGGGGGAAATAATCGACTTCTCGCAAGACATGAGCGACATCCAACGGGAAGACGCTCAAGCACGTCTAAGACGCGGAGACGCACGAATCGCATTTGGATCCACTGAGCGACTTGGGACCGGTACCAACATTCAGAAGAAACTAAAAGCAATTCACCATTTGGACATCCCGTACAATCCATCGGCGCTCGAGCAACGCGACGGTAGAGCCCATCGGCAGGGCAACATGCACAAAGATACGGGTGGTATCGACGTGTTCAAGTACGTCCAAGAGGGCTCAGCGGATTACCTTTCGTGGCAGATATTGGCGAACAAGTCGGGTTTCATCAATCAGTTTATGATCGGTGACAAGACGCTTCGAACCATGGAAGACATTTCCACCGACGATATGTCGCCTGAGCAGATGATTGCGATTGCAACCGGGGATCCTGGAATGATGCGCCAGATAGGACTACAGGACGAAGTTCGACGATTGCGACGTTCTAAGGGAAGAGCCGAAAACGAGCAGCGTACGATCAGTAAAGCGATTCGCGAAGCTCCAGCGAGAATCGAGAACTACTCTCGATCGATCAAACAAGCAACGCAAGACGCTGAGCACTTGCAACGGCAACCATTGTTTCAATTCAAGACGCATACAGGTGCCGAGATTACTCACACGGAAGAGGGAACCAAGAAAGCTCTTGCCGATGCACGTCGGGACGCTCGAGCAGCGTATGAAGAGGCACAAGCGAAAGCGATCGAGAGGTACTCGGATAATACTTGGGCTCGAGAGGGGTATCAGGGAACGGGCAAGCTTGGAAGCTATAAAGGCTTTGAACTATCCGTGAGTCGAGACGGAAAGCACACGATCACAACACCATCGGATCGAAAAATTCCTTACGGTGGGTCGTTCGATTCGCTCGAGAAAGTTATCAACGCGATACCGAAGCATCCGGTAACGCACACCGAGAACCTAGCCGCATTCCAACGCGACTTGGAACGATTGCGTAAGTCTGAGGGGCAACCATTCAAGAAAGCTCAATTGCTCGAGGAACGCGAAAGGGAGCTTGCAACGCTTACGAGTCAACGCAATGACAAAAAAGCTTTGCGGGAGTCTCCAGACGCCAAAACGCTTCTCGTAAACACCGAGGCAAGTCTGACGAGCAACCTCGAGCGAATGAAGTCACTTGGATTAAGAATTAGCACGGACGGGAACGGCTTGTATAATATACATGACGCCGGGGACACGATTATCGCCAAAATAAGGTACAAAGCAGATGGCAAGTAATGACAAGCAAAGCAGGTGGGGAAAGCTCTTCGCGAAGTATTTAGCCGACAATCGTCCGGAGTTGTGGGACGAACTAATGGCCGAAGGCGACGAAGCAAAAGACCTATTCATAACAAGCCGAGTCGATGAAGCACTTGCAAGCTATCGAGAGTACTTGGAAAAGGGCTCAAACGAAGCTGAAGCGGTCGAGCTAGCATTGTCGGAGCTACTCGGGATGGACGAAACATCTTCCGAAGATTGGGAGGATGAAGACGGGCAACAGGAGCACGTCAACGCATTGTTCCAGCATCTTAACGTTGAGCCGACAACGATTACCGACGAAGAAACCGACGAAGAGTCGGACTAGGTTTCAAGCTGCTACGGCATTTTCGGTAATGACAACGTATTGACGGGGTAAAATCCTTAGAATAAACGTCTTGACATTTATTCGCCAAGTGGTATCGTTACATTGTGGACACCAGCGATTTGCTTGGTGAGTGGAATGTTACCCTTCAGGAGAATACAGTAATGGCTAAGGCAACGGAGTACTGGAAAGCACCTAAGCTTTCCAATGGCAAGTATCCAACGATGGACTTCTATATTGCCAAGTGTGAGCAATTAAAACTACGGTGCCTCAATGGTGGATTCGTAGAACGTACGAACGGGCAGTTTGTATCGGGTTTGATGGGTGTATCTGCAATCGAAGCCGGCGAAATCGCGGCATCACACTTCGAAGAGCCTTTGGTTGTTCTTTCCTATGGAGCACAACATTTGCGTAACGCTCAAGAGAATACGCGGTTGGCAGCGGTATGGGAGTCGGCTCGAGACTCACAACCGAGAGACTGTCATTGTGCTCGAGGTGGGAATCCTGCTTATTGCGAATGCAAGACATGGGAGACACGCTAATGAACGCTCTAAAAATTGAAATCGTCGATAATCCGAGCTTAGCGCCCAACTACAACCGCGATGAGTTAGAGACTCGGGCAGCGAGAATCGACAAGTGCATCATTGTCGGCAAGGGAACGGTCGAAGGAAACCCGACGGTTGATTTCCATATCTTTGCGGAAGATGGTTCGAAGTTCGTCGCGATGCTAACGGGCAACTTGGTCAAGAGCCTTGCAGCAACGATCGAGGGATTTGAGCAAAGGGGCAAAGCATAATGAACAACTGGAAAGACATCATTGGGCGGGTCAAGGCTATCGTCAATGAAGTACGAGACGAACAAAAGTCGATCGAGGCACGTTTGGCGGAGTCAAACAACGAAAACATGCAGCGAGAATTGAACAAGACCATACACGACTTAAACGCTTGTCGACGATGGCTTGAAACATCGGATAAAGCAGCAATTGAGGCTCGAGCCCAGGTCGCAAAGCTGGAAAAGCATATCGTTGAATTGCATGATAATCATGCAAAGGCAGAGGCGAAGCACAGAAAAGCCTTAGCTTTCGAAAAGAAGAACCATGAAAACACGGTCGATCTATACAACGCGCTCGTCAACGATCGAGAGAAAGCCACAAAGCGTGGAGTTCTCGACAAGGTTACGAAAGAGCGTGATGCAGCGATTGCGGAACGCGATAAGCTCGAGTTGCAATTGGAGCGATTTTCGAAATTATCCGTGTTGATTACCGAAGTAGTCAGCAAGGCGAGCGCAGTTGATAAGCCAGTGTCTCCCAAGGCTGGAAAGAAGGTCGCGACGGTTGATAAGTCGAGACGTCCTAGCAAGACAGCGAAAGGAGGGAAAGCATAATGGGATTCAGCGGCGGAAAAGCGATAGCGGAAGCTCTCATGCATGCGATGATGGATTGTGCCGAGTTTACTCCACACGTTCGGGAGTATCTCTACAGGGCAATGATACCAGCGATCGAAGCCCAGGATTGTGACACGCTCGAGGAACTGCTTGGATGCGATGATTCTTTCGATGCAGTTATGAGCGATCTACGAAACCCGCCACCGGAAGGATTCTCGACCGACGAATACAGGGCTCTCCGAAAGGAAATCGGTAAGTACTTGTGTTCGGAAGAGTTTCCCCTTGGAGTTGTGTTCGAATACGACATGGGCGAAAAGGGGGGGATGTTTGAAGTCTCCTACACGTTCGAAACGTTCGAGCAACTGCTTGGGGCAGCGGCGGATTATCGGAACGAAATGGACGGGAACGAATGAAAAAAAAGGGACGACCGGCAACAGGATCGGCAAAACGCCGTTCCATTCGGGTTCACGATGAACCATGGGCGGAAATACAAACCGGGGCAGAGCTTTCGGGGTACAATTTCTCTCAGTGGGCGATTATGTTGCTACTCAAAGAAGCCAGAAAACTGAAACGCAAAAGGAAACAAAAGCATGCCTAGCCCATGGATGAAACAAACGATGACGGAATCAAGCGATCCTAAAATCCTGGAAGCGGTTCGTAGTGCGATCGAAGCCAACGAGCCACTATTTAACGAGTTGATGGATTCCGATGAGCTGGAGGCATTTGTCGCAAATAAAGCCGGTGAAGTCGAGACCATGGTCGCGGACTATATCAAAGTCGGGGCTACGGAAGATGAAGCGATGCAACTTGCTCTCGAGGGATTGCTACCCGACGACGAAGCCGACGGGATCGATACCGATGACGTGTCGATCGAGGGGGAAGACGTCGCAAGAATGTCGTTAAGTCGCAGAATGGCGCTTCAGGTCGGTACCACGGTCAACAAAGGCGGGGTGAACTACGTTCTAAACGAGAATCACCGATGGACGCGGCAAGATGCAGGGGGCCAAGCAGCGCCACAACAGCGACCGAAGTTGTCCCAAGACGAAATGAAAGCTTCGATGGCGGGGCAAAAGTACGAAAGCCCACAGGCAAAGCAAAACAAGGTGATCGTCGACAAGTTGAACAATCCGAAGCAAAAAGCACCATCGGAAAAACAAGCCGCATTGAAAGAGCAAAACGCATTTCATGCGAAGCTGGACGCAATGGATAAGAGCGAAGTCGATGCGATGGCTACCAAGCTTGGCATCGATCCTGCAAAGTGGCCGAGCCGGTGGAATCTTCAAGAACAGATCAGAAAGGCGAAACCAAGACAGCCATCCGAATCATCGGACTACGAGTCGCGGGTTCAAGCAGCGATCAAAGAGGGGATGAGCCGGGGGGACGCTCAAGGGTACGTTGAAGCCCAGGATATGCAGAAGAGCAAGCCGAACCAACCAAACAAGCCGGCAAACTCACCAATTGACACTCCCCCGCCACCGGTGCACAAGTCGGAGATATTTGGCGGTCATCACAATCCGAGGGTTGACGAAGATCCAAACCATGATGGGGTGACAGATCGGGCTCGAGTCGGGGTTGCGGCTTTCGATGTTCCCCCTCCCCCAAAGAAGATACCGAGGATTCCAGGGTTGACCGGAGTCGCCAAGAAATCGGAAGACCACTTTGCCCAGGCTTTCGAAGCGGATCCGGAAAAGCTGATCAACGATGCGGTCATTATGTTTACCGCGATGGCGGAACCTGGATCCCCTGCAACGTTCGAAACCGACGCTTGCAAGAATCTGAGCCCATATTGGAAGTCTCTCGAGCTGAATGAAAACCTCGAGCAACGGTCGAAGAATCGGGCAACGCTCAACACGTCGCTACACCAAACAGCGAACGCGATTGCGAAGAACGCTTTCGTCAAGCACCTGGACACACTTCCGGAGGGTTCGGAAATCCTGGTTACAGTCGGTGGTTGTGGAGCTGGAAAGGGCTTCGCGCTCAAGGGTGTTCCCCAAGCTTTGGAGCTGAAAAAACGCGCGGCAGTTGTGTGGGATTCAGCCGGGGACCAAAACGCAACGGAGAATCCTTGGATTCTCCAGGAGGCACGAAAACGCGGTCACAAAGTTTCGTACGTCTACGTTCATAGCGATCCGAAAGTATCGTGGGCGGATCCAGGTCGCGGTGTGGTCAAGCGAGCTGGAGACCCTAATGACGGTCGAATGGTCGATGCCATGGTGTTTGCTGACTCCTACGCTTTGGGAGCGAAAAACCATGCAGAGTTCGCCAAGCGCCATGCAACCGATTCAGACGTCACTTGCGTCTTTTTGAAAAACGGCAATCCACCGGTGTTATCCGGACAGATGCCACCAGAAGCACTAACGATCGACCGGTATGAGCTTGCGAAGTTCGCGGTCGATACGATCAACAATTCGCCGGACATTCCCCAACACGTAAGAGAGGGAGCATTGGCCGGCACAAAGATTTGGGGCGACTAATGGACACTCTAGGGCTAGCAAGAAAAGACGATAAGCAAACGAGCCACGATGGCGCGGAGCACATTAAACCACGATTGAATGACAGGAAGTTGGAATTTATGAGTGGGTTGAGGGCTCTCGGAGGGAGAGCAACAGCCAAGGAAGTTGCGAGTAACGTCCATCCAGGCGAATTTGCGATATTCGACTCAATCAGGAAACGAGCGATTGATTGTGTTCGACTTGGTTGGGTAAGGGAAGTGGAACCGAGGGAATGCAAGGTATCGGGCCGAAAGTGTACCGTGTATGAGATTGTCGAAATCGCACGCTGCGAGGCTTGCGGTGGCGAAATGGTCAATGGAGTCTGTAAACGAGAACTAGAAGAGGAAAGCAATGGATAACGCACAACCGCAAGCAGAGATTGGAACCATGGATACATGGTGGACCGATGAATCAGCGAGACAAGAAGCCATGGGCGACTTTGTTGTCGAGAATGGACTAGGTGTCCAGGATATGCCGGAAAACCCTTACGAGGATGATTCAGCGGTACCAGCGGAAGAAACCAGCGAAGAGACTCCAGACATGACGGGGGGCAACGATGAAGTTACAGAGACCGACGTTGAAATCGAGGGCGATGCTGAGGCAGCCGAGGCACAGAAGCAAAAAGCGGCAAAGGACAAGCAAGACAAAGCCAAGGCCGACATGCTTGGAGAAGAGCCCGACGTTGAGCCCCAAGGCAATTGAGTGGGCTTACTGGGAAAATGAGAAGATGATGTTTCCCGAATCTATGTGGGAAGAATTGGAACCAAAATGACAACGTTACGCGAATTTACAAGGATCAATTACGTCGATGATCTAAACAAACGCATGTTGCAGGCAATGGTAGTCGAACATGCGAACCGGTTTACGCTCATTCAGAAATCACAATTTGAAAGCGTAACAGTAAAAAGCATTTCCGACACGTTTCATCGGGTCGAGAAGCGAACCGGCATAATCAACGTTGTCGTTCCCAAAGAGCGATTCGTAACCTACGAGGAAAGCGATTTAGAGTGGATGTTGTACTTCGGCATGGCGATTCCATGGAGTTACGTTTCTCAGTTCGATTCAACCGTCAGAGCGAACCACAAATAAAACCATGATTGAGCCCGACGACATCTACAATAAGACTTTATTCGGCGCGGAAGCGGTTTTCGCTGAAGTTCGTGACGACATCATCCGTACGGTATCGAGTTCTTACCGTACTCTTCCGATACCGAGTGTTCTAAATCGAATCCGTTCGCTTTGGGCATCGTCATCGGTGGTTTTGGTTGACCACTTGGCCGATACTAATTTAGCTGCTTGGGTCGGTGGAATTGACTCAGTTTCGAAGCAGTTTCCAGCATGGCTATGGCAACACTTCACGCATCAGCTATGGGGAGGGAAGCAACCAGAGCCGTTTGAGCTGAATTTGTTTCCACACTTCCGAGACAATGACTCGCTCAAGACGCTTCGGTTGCCGATTATCGACAAAGCAGTCTCGAATTTGATTCGTCGCAATGTGATGACGCGACCGCAATGGGACTTGGCTCGAGAGGAAGAGCAGAAGAAAGCGTTTTTCATTACTGCCGATCTTGGCGAAAAGGCGATCGAGACTATCCGCGACGTGCTTGTCGAGGATGTTTCAGCCGGTCAAACGATCCGAGCTTTCCAGCAAAAGCTAGCCGAGTCGATCGAGGGTTCGGCATTGCATCCGGCACACGTTGAAAACATTTACCGGACCAACGTACAAGCAGCGTATCGCGATGGCAAAGAGACCATGGCATCGCATCCTATCGTGGCGGGATTGTTTCCCTATCAACGGTACACTTGCAATCACGATGCACGTACACGGACGACGCACAGAGCCCTAGAGCGTTTGGGGCTCAATGGTACCGGGATCTATCGGCGCGACGATCCTTTTTGGGACTTCTATACTCCCCCATGGGGCTACCAATGCCGATGCGGAACCATGCTCTTGACGATCGAGCAAGCCGCACGGTTAGGGGTACGCGAAGCGATGGACTGGTTACGTTCGGGACGTCCACCGGCACAACCGGAGCACAGGCTCGAGCATATTCCATTCCCACCGGAACCAGGGTTTGGGTATCGCGGTATCGTTCGAATGTCGTCAGTCGATCGAGCTGGACACAAACACAAAGGAAAAGGCCAAGGCGGGGGGCAGTTTACCAGCGACGGAGACGGGGCGCAGAAAACGCCGGCTCAAACTTCCAAAACGGGGCAAAAGCCGACAGGAAAGGCAAAAGCGGTAAAAGCACCTGCGAAGGTTGCCGAGTTGCATCCAGCGGTTTTGGCGAAAGCAGCGGAGCAAGGCGACTCGCCGGAACATCGGGAAGCCCGTACGGTCGTCGCCAAGCACTATTTCGCGAATATGGCAGTTGCGTACGACCACAAGACCGGGACCATGGTACCGCTAAAGCCTAGCACGCAGGAGGGCATGTTAGACGGGATCGATCTGAGCAAGCCCGTTACACTTGGTCCCCCTCCAGCGATTCCGCCACCAAGAAAGATGGTTCAGTGGCAAGCGGAAGGGGGCTATCGCGGTTCGTACTTTAGTGTTGAAGGGGTGAAGCCACAGGAGTTAGGGATTTATGAACAAGCAACAGCTTGGACGCTTCCAGGTCAGCCGGTTTTACCCAGGAGGCAAAAAGCCTACGACACCAAAAAAGCCAAGCTCGATCGAATCAGTTATTTGCAGAGCGTAACGGCACCTACGATCGATACATGGTCGGTACCGGGAAAGCACGTAGCAGTAGCGGGGGGCGGTCCACAATGGTACGTTCCCGTAGCTGCTCACCCACAAGTTAGGATTCCAGTTACAAAATGAGCAAGATACAGGAAGCGATCCAACACACGGAAGCCTATTTGAAGTTGTCGCAGGATCCGGCAATGGTCGCAGTACTCGCACAACTCAAGCAAGCTCTTGATGGCAAGCCGCAACCATTGTGTTCCATCGGTCGCATTGTGACGTCCAACTACGTTCCAGCTCCAGTAGCCGAGCTTGAGGATTGGGTCGATCTAGTTTTGGAAGCATGGAAGGAAATCAAGGCACGGAAATGATTGGTTCATTTAATTGGCTCGTAGACGGTAAGCCTGTCTATTTCGACCAAACAAGCCAACAGCAATTCATCGACTGCCCAAGGGGATGCAACAGCGGTCGAGCTGTTTTTGTCATGCGAGAAGAGGATGCAGACGCAATCGGAGAAGACGCGGTAAGCTTCGAGGCGACGTTTATCGATGAGGATGCTAAAGAGGGCGATGAGCCGCAAGTATTCACTTGGCAGGGGTACTATCTATGTTCGCGGTTGAAAGAGCTGGAATCCGGTAATGTGGTAGTGGAGTTTCGCGACAAGCGAGTTTTGCTCGAGCGTGGCACGGTGAACACCGAGTACAACACGATCAACCTAGTCGCGTACGAGCCGGGGGGAAGCACGACAACTTATAACTTCTATGTAGATGAGTTCTGCCGAGCTTCGAACACTCCCCACACCTTTGTGCAAATTGTCGAAGCTATCTTCGATGAGACTGAGCTAGAATATCCTGGTTGTCCGTCGGTCGCAGTTTCTCCCATAACGAACATTTCCGGACGTGGCAATTGTGCGACCATCTTGCAAGGCTTGCTTGCTTCTGTCGGGCTCGACATGATATTCGATCCTTTCGCCGGTACCGTCAGCATTGTCCGATTGACGGATTCGCACGACGTTAGCGCACGTGAAGAGGCAACAGCCGACGGGCGAATCGTCTATCCAGGGCAGTTTAACGACGATGATGCAACGAAGCAGCATATTGGGAAGGCAAAAATACTTCCATCTGACTATTTCCCTGTTCAATTCGTGGAAGAGGATGAAGCGACGTTTGGGGATGGTGGCTCTTCGATCAACATTCGAGACTACCAACTAGCCGACGACATCACACGTACCGTAAAGACCGCACGGTTAACGGAAATCGAAGCAGCTTTGGACGCATGGTACCAGTACCAAGACGAAACATTCACCGAGTACTTATGGGGCATTGTGGAGCAGGTACCGGGAGCACGAATCTACCATACGACGTGGATGCTCAAACACGAAGAGAACGGAACGCACACAAAGCTACGCAACTACGTTCCCCCGATACCATGGGCAGCGAGAACCGAGTTCCGCCGAAAGGGACCACGACGGGGGAAAACTCGAGAAGTGGTTGACGGGACGCTCAAATTGGTCGAGTACTACAAGCAGAGCAATACGGGCTCTTACACGGCAACAAACAAAGACATAAAAGCAGTCACAATAGGGACCAACATCGCGATAGACAAGACTGTCGCGTTTTGGGAAGGTGAAAGAACGTATCTAGCGCTGGAGGTATGTTAAATGGGAGGACTTGGATATTGCTGTTGTGACGAAGAAAGTTGCGACATTGCACAAGACGACTTCAATCGAGCTAATTCAACCGACCTTGGATCGGGATGGACAGCAGCGACTCGAGACAATTTCTCGATCGTAAGCAATCAAGCTGTTGCCGATACAACTGACGCGGCGATATTCGATACGCTTCATCCGGATCCAGACCCATCGGGAATAGCGATCGTGAAGACGATCGACGAAGTATTTGACAGCGGGGCGACGTATCGCGTTATTTGTAACGCGGTCGATGCGAGTAATTATCACTGGTGTGACTTTACCCGAAACGCTGGAGACACGTCGGTATTAGCCATCGGAAAGCGTACCAGCGGGGTAGATACTACGATCAAAAGCGCCACGATTGTTGGCTTGAGCAATTTATCTCGAGATTTGCAAGTTCGTATTGCTCCAGGGGAGCTATGCGGAATGGTCTCAAACGCGACTCTTTCGTTTGTTGGAAAAGATGCAACGCCATTCCCGACGGGCTATCGTATCGGAATGAAAGCGAGTGTAGCGGGGCTCAAGTTCGACGACATCCGTTTCGTCCAGCATAACGAAACGTTCGAGACATGTCCCGTGTGTATCTGTAAATGCGATACGTCATATATTCCACCGGTGCTAAACGCTCGTTTCCAGGGGTTTGGTCCGAGAATGGAAGCATTGAGTTGCGATACTCAGTTAGTCTACGATCGAGTAGATAGCACCTGGAAAGGGGACGCTTGCGGATGCTTTACCGGTAGAGTGCGATGGACGTGTCCAGCAGTAGACAACGATCCGCTTGAGGCAATCTTGCTCCTATTAGACAGCGGTTGTACTAACTCCGATGGTTTTCACGGTGGGTCGAGACTTCCGTCAACTGCTACGTGCAATCCAATCTCCATACTTTATGGACCGTACACTGTCGCGGGATCCGACCTTTCGTGTGGTTGCGGTCCAATTTTTTCCGCAGGATCATACACAGTTACGATAACGGCATGAGCACTTGTAAGTTAAAACGTGTGTCCCCTCCATGCGATTGCCCTATCGCTGGTTTCTGCAAACGTCACAAGGTAAACAAGGGAGAACACTGGAGAAAGCTTTGCCAAACCGATGAAAAGTATCGGCAAGCATGGGACGACAATACAGGACCGGGGCAACTTGTCCCAGGTATCGACTACTTTTCGTTAACACCAGTCGATTACGGCGCGTACCATAAGCATTGGCGTGAATGGCACACAATCGCGAATCCAAGTTGGGTTTGGCTATTGGATTGGATCGAGCGTATTCCCGGTTGCGTGACGTGCAAGGATGACATGCGACGATGGATCGAAGTAAATAGACCACGATTCGACGACTGGAAAGCGTACAGTTGTGAAGGGCATAACCACGTCAATCGCAAGCTTCTGAAGCCAGAGCTAACAGTTGAGGAAGCGAAAGAACGATGGAAAAACTCTTCATACGTGTATCTTCCAAACGCCGATCGGCAACAACCCTCGATCGAGTGTGTCGTCGCGGTGACATCGATCGGCCCCAAGCATTTCGAAAAGCAGTTGGAAGCGGTCGCGACATGGAAGCGATTAGGGCTCACTGTCGTATCGGTAAACACGTCCGAGGAAGTCGATAAGCTTCGGGAAGTATTCACCCAGGTCGACGAATGGATAGCTAACGACGTGCTTGGTACGTTCTACGCAAAGCCGACGCAACCGATCAATCGATTGCTGGACGTCGCGATTGCAAAACAAAAACCGGTACTACTGATCAACTCCGACATTCGCATCATTGGGGACCAGTCGACCATTGTCGACATCGTCAAAGCCGGGAAATCAGCGATAGGCATACGGCATAACTTCAAGGACTCCCCAACCGATGCAATCCAAGAGGTTTGGGGGCTTGATGCTTTTCTGGTTTGGCCTGATCAAGTCGAGAACCTACCGGAAGTGGTTTTTTCGGTTGGTCGCCCAATGTGGGACTATTGGCTAGGGTGGATCCTTGGGAGAGACAAGCGTGAAACCGAATGGATTGGGCAACCTTATTTTTTCCATTTGGCTCACCCAGTTGCCTGGACGAAGGAAGATTGTCAGCGTGGTCATAAACACTTCGTTAGCAAGTTTGGACCGTGCAACTGGATGGCATGGAGACAGCTTTCGCCGTGTTGGAAGGGCTAGCACTAGGATACTTGTAAAAAAGTAGTGACAGCGTGTTGACAACGTCACTACGGCAGCGTACATTTCCACCGGTTCAGTTTCTTTACACGAACGGGGGATAGTATGACAACGGGCAATCCAAAGGCAAACGAAGAGGAAACAAATGCGACTAGCGCTTTGGCAGCGACAATTGAAGCCTTCTGTGTCGACGCAATGCGTGTGATGGTGTCTACTGGTCGCTTAGACGAAAATCAGTCTCGACAATGCCTAGCTTCGGCAATGGTGTACGTCATCTGCAAATTAGTAGCTCCAGGTACACCAGATGGGCAAGTCGGGGTTCAACTGCTTTACGATGCAATGACTACGACCTTCAATCGAAAGATTGATGAATTGCGAGGGTCGAATGAGCGTAATTAAGAAGCAGCGACAGCTAGGTCGCGTAGGTACTGCGACCTGGAACAAGCTCAAGAAAGCGGCGAAGCTTGCCGAGCTTTCGTTTACCCAGTGGGCAGTTAGCCGGCTGTTGGTAGCGGCGGAAACCGAAGCACTAGAGCGAAAGGAAGCCAAGAGCGATGAATGATGAAGAATACTTCAATGATCACTCGAGGGTTTCTAATTCTGGTCTCAGCTTGCTCAAAGAGTCTCCTGAGTTGTATTACAAGATGATAACCGGGGAGTACGTTCGACCGGTTACGAAAGCCATGGAGTTTGGGACGCTAGTCCATTGCTTAGTTCTCGAGTCAAGTAAGTTTTCGGAAAGATATTACATTCTTCCGGAAGGCATCGATCGACGTACCAACGCGGGTAGGGCAGCGTACGACGAAGCTTTGTATGTTGCCGGCAAGAAGACGGTCATTACACGCGAAACGATTCAGGCAGCGTTAGCTTGTGCGAAGCGAATCAGATCAAACGAGACGATCGGCAAGACGCTTGAGACTTCAGACGTCGAAATCGAGCGAAAAACGTACTACCGTTTGTTCGGTCTCGAGTTTCGGTCGAAGCTTGATTGGGTCGATTCAAGGCGAAAGCTTATCATCGATATCAAGACATGCCGTAACGCTAGCCCGAAAGCCTTTGCGATCCATGCTGCGAAGCTTGGCTATCATCGGCAAGCGGCATTATACTGCGAGGGGGCTTCGCAGGTTTGGGGAGGGCAATTTCGGTTTGTAATGGTATGCGTTTGTACAACGTATCCGTACGAAACGTCGGTTGTCGAGTGGGACGACTACGGACTTGCTAGGGGCATGCAAGATGCAGCAGCATTGTGCGAGCAACTAAAGATCCGCACGTTGACCGACAATTGGAAACCAGACTATTCGAAGGGACCGGCACCTACGAAAATTACCGTACCAAAATGGTTGGAACGTCCGGAAATGGAAGATTTGTTTTTCAAGGACTTATTAGAAGGGCAAGACAATGAGTAACGAATTGAGTACCACAGCGAACCAGGGTACCGGGGGTGCACTTGCTAACGCGGTCGCTTCTCGAGAAATCGCTGAGATTCAAGGGGCGATGACGATGGCGAAACGCTTTCCGAGGAACGAATCGGAAGCGTTAGACAAGATCATTGCAGCATGCAAG